GTGGCTGCGACGATGCGGTCCCGCGTCGCCGCGGACTTCGCGGCGATGAGACCCTCGGTACTCTTGCCGATGCTGCCGCCCTTGCGCCCCAAGATGCCGATCACCGCGCGGGCCTTGAGCCACAGCCCCAGGATCGGGCCGATGACCGGGATGTGGCTCAGCACCGGGACATGGGCGCCGATCGCGCGCAGCACCTCGAGCGCGGATCCGACGTCCGCGAGCCGGCCTCCGACGCCCGATCCGGCGCTCGCCGAAGCTCTCCCGGCGTCTGCAGCGCCGCCGCCGGCCTTGGCCGCTGCGCGCATGTCGTGCTGTCGCAGCGCCTTCGTGACGTCGTCGTCGACCACGGTCGCATCCGCCGCCGGCCGGGCCTTGGTCGCGAGGTCCTGCGCGGTGCGCGCGGTGCTCGCCGCGGCGCGGTCGTTCACCTCGGCCACCGTGGCCCGGTACGCCTTGGCCTGCGCCGCGGCCTGCGGAGGCGCCTCGGGGCCGAGGATGTCGACCAGCTTGGCGTTGGCCTCTTCGACGGCGCCGATCGCCTTCGCGGCGCGCGCCAGCCCGGGCCCCATGTCGGTCCCCTTGCCGTTGTGCCACATGATCGCCTTGGCGGCGCGCTGCTCGGGTGCGATCGCGCGGAATCGACCGCGCTGGTCGGCGATCTCGGCCTTGGACATCGGCGGCGCGAGCTTGCCCTCGCCGGCCACCGCCGCATCGGACACGGGGGCAGTCGGCGCGATCGCAACCGGCCGGCTCTCGTTGCGCAGGATCCGCGCGCCGAGCGCGTCGGGCTCGCGGGCTGCAACCGGCGCCGCCGCGGGCTCGCCGAGGCCGTGCTTCGCGAGGATCCGGCCCATGGTCACGTCGCCGACCTCGCGCTCCAGCGGGCCCTCGAGTGGCCGGCCCGCGAGCGCCTTGTTGCGGAAGTGCTCGGCGGCCGTCGCGGCACGGTCGGCCTGTTCGGCGCGGGCCGCCGCCGCAGGCACGCGCCCCATCTCCGCGAGGCTCTCGCCGGCGCTGAGCTTGGCCATGGTGCCGCGGAGCTGGCCGGTGAGCGTGTCAGTGGCCGGGATGGTAGATGACGGCTCTCTGAGCCGCGCCCTGACCATGCGGACGTTCTTGCCGCGGATTTCCTTGAATCCTACACTGACGATCTCCAATTTGTGACCGCGTCCCAGGAGGATCTCGCCCTCGAAATCGCTCACCCAGTGGGCTTGGGTGCCCTTGGGGATATCGAATTCAACGATTGTCGGTGTCGTTTCCCCAGGCTTCGCGGCCCCTGTCGCGAAGTTCTTGGCTCGGCGCTCAGTCGGGCTCGAGGACATGAACCCTGCCTCATTAACAACTTCTCCCTCCGATGCGGCGGTCAGTGGTCCCGATCGCACACCGCGGAACGTCGTAATCGTTTCGGGCATGCGACGCGCACCGATCTCCGCATCAAGCCGCTTGATGTCGTCGGTCAATCTCCCCGCGCGAGCATCGATATTGAATTCACTCGGATGCTGGATGTATTTGCTAAGGGCACTATCCGGATCCGTAATGGTCGGTTTGTACGAGAACCCAGTCGGCGTGGTATGGACGGGACCGGCTCCCTCCGGGGCGAAGCCAGATTTATGCGCCCATTCTACCAACGGGGCATCTCCATTGAATCCAAGCGCTCCCTCGGAATTGAGGCGCGTTCCCGTGTCCGGTGAATACTCCTTCGCGATCCCCGGATGAGCGGTCTCTATCGACGATGTCGATTCCTCACCACGCCCGAGCGCGCGCCGGAGGTCGTCGCCGATCCGGTCCATGTTCCCGACCTCGGCCTCCACGGGTCGAAACCTGGCCAGAACCGGGCGATCGCCGTCCGCGGCGGCTGCGAGCAGGCGGTGGTTCCCGTCGTCGGCGACGAAGTAGTGGCCCTTGGGGTCGACGTCGATCTCCAACGCCGGGGTGCTCTCGCCCCTGCCCCACGCCTCGCGGACCTTGGCCGTGCGCGCGTCGGCGACCATGTCCTCGCCGCTCGTGATGCCGCGCAGCTTGGGGCCCTCGAGCTCGCTCGGCCGCACGACGTAAGCGTTCTTGCGGTAGGTCTCGCGCTCCAGGTCGGAGAACCCGGGGACGCCGCTCCGCATGGTCGGGTTCTTGTCGAATACCGGGCCGGCCTCCGTGGAGCCGTGGATATCGAACCCGGCGGGGGTCTCCATGGCGCCCGCCGGTCGCTTGCCCGCGGCGGTGGCGGGCTGCTCGCCCATCCCGCGCTGCACGATCTCTTGCGCCGGAACCGCCGCGGGCTCGGCTGGCGTCCCGATGGCCCCGCCGCGCAATGCGCGCGGACCGCCGGCGCCAGTGACTTGCTCCAGCGCGGGCGCGGCGCCATCTCCGGCGCTGCCCTCGGCGATCCGCTGAAGTTCGTCCGGCGTCTTGATGCCGCGCGCGCCCGGCGCCCCGAACTCGCCCACCGGAACACGCTGAGCCGCCAGGGCCGGGGTCTGCAGGTCGCCGCCCCGGATCCCGAGCAGCGCGTGCTCGAGCTCGGGGTCCGCCTCGCCGGCGATCCAGTCCTCGAGTCCCTGGCGCGCCTGCTGGTAGCCCTGCAGCGCCTGCGCGACCTGCTGCCGGTCCACCGCGCCGGTGACCTGGTCCGCAAACGCCTGCGGATGCGCCTGCCCGAACACCCGCCGCGTCGCGGTCTCGCCGGCCTGTGCCATCTGGGCCCCGGCGTCGACGTCCGAGAGCTTGCGCTCGGCCGCCTGCGCCATCGCATCGCCGTCGCGGACTGCCTGCCCGAGCGCCGAGGTCGCCTCGCCCTTGACCCCCGACGCGGCCGCCGCGCTGACCTCGGACCGCGGGAACAGGGACCGGGCGCGCTGGAGCGTGGCGCTCGCCAGGGTGCCGGCGGCGCCGATCGGCGCGGCGAACAGGGCGCCGTGCCCCATGCCGGCCACGAAGCCTGCCGCAGAGAGCGGCTTGTCCTCGAGCGCGCTCTCGGTCAGGTACTGCCCACCGCCGTACGCCGCGCCCTCCGCGGCGGCGCCGGCCGTCCCCGCGGCGAGCCGGCCGACCAGCCCCGCGCCCTCGCCGAGCTCCGAGATCGCCCGCCCGCCGCCCCCGACTAGGCCGGCGGGGCTGTGGGCCAGGATGCGCGCGCCGATCCCGGCCGCTTCCTCGCCCGCGGCCGCGCCGCCGGTCAGGACGGTCGGGGCGAGCGCGCCCACGAACGTTCCGGCGCCGGTCGCGTAGGGGTGCTCGGCCTCCATGTGGCGCAGCGTCCGGTCCGCGCCGAGCGCGCCCAGCGCCTGATCCGAGAGCCCCAGGGTGAGCCCGCTGAGGCCGCCGGCAAGCGCGCTGCCGACCGCACCGGCGGCGCCGCCGTGCTCCGCGTGGAAGGTCTCCGCAGCGGTACGGTCGATGCTCTCCTCGTCGCTCTCCGGGCGGAACCCCTGGGCCGTGTACGCCGCGACCTGTTCGGCCGGGACCCCGAAGGTCTGGCCGGTGGTGCGGTCAACGACGTTGACGGTCCCTGGCACGCTACCTCGGAGCCCCAGCGGACCCGCGGACGACCTCGGGCGTGCCCGGCGTCGCGCCGATCTGCTGCGCCTGCGCGCTATCGAGCAGCTTCTGCGCAAGGGCGGCGGTCTCGGGGGACTCGGAGTCCTGCGCGATCTTCTCCAGCTGCTGGTAGTAGTGCCGGCGGATCGCGAGATCGGGCGAGTTCAGCGCCGCGCCCCATGTCTGCATCGCCTGTCGGACAGACGGCATGATGCCGCCCTCCTGCTTGAGCCGGGTATCGACGGTCTCGTCCGGTCCGAGCTGGCCGCGCGAGCTGAAGTTGCCGAGCTCGGTCGCCAGCTTGCCCGGCCGCTTGTCGAATCCGCGAAGCGGATTGAGCATGGCGTCGGACGCGATCTTCTGTTCCTCGGTCTGCGTCGGAACCGGCGGGCTGCTGGTATCCTGCCATTGCACCGACGGACCGTCGTATCCATTCTTGTGCAATAGCGAGTTGGCCTTGAGCTGGACATTCTGGTTGCTCTGCTGCAATCCAGGTATTGCATTCTCTCGAATCCAGTTGAACCCTGTGGGGTCCATGCCGGCCGATGCGATCTTCTTGAACATGTCCGCGGTCCACTCGCCGCGGAACGATTCGACGCCATAGGCCTTGTGCAACTCGACGATGGCAGCGTTGTAGTCGCTCTGCATGCGCTGCCAGTCCGCGCTATGCCAGAAATCCGACTCGCCCCCGTGGTCCTTGATGCCTCGGATCATCGAGTTCGTGAGAGCGTTGTACGTCTCCGTCGCGGCCAACACGTCCCGGTCCTTGCCGGCCTCCGCCGAGAGCACCGGGTTGCCGGCCTGGTCCCGGGCCACGATCGGCTTGCCGTCGGGGCCCGGGATGAACAGCGCGCGCTTGCTCTCCTCGTCCGACAGCTTGCCCTGCTTCTTCGCGAGCAGCGCCGCGGCCTCGATGTCGAGCTTCTGCTGATCCTTGTTCTGCTCCCACTCGAACTTCTTGCGGTTCAGCGCGAGCTCGCCGCCGGCGATCCCGACCTGCTGCTGCTGTAGGTCGTGCTGGCTCCGCAGCTGAATGTTGCTGGAGAACTTCGTGTCCGCCGCCGCCTTCACATCCGCCGCCGCCTTCATGCCGGCCGCCTGCGCGGACTGGTCCCCGGTCTTGACCGCGGCCTCCTTCAGCTGTTGCGACAGCGCCGTGTAGGCGAGCCCGTCGGCCTTGTCGATCTCCGCCTGGCGGGTCGCGTGGTACTGCTGCGCGTCCATCCCGCTCTGCCGGTCGATCCCGAGCTTCTGGACGAGCGCATCGCGCTCCTTGAACTGGGCTTCGTTCGCGTCGTGGATGTTCTGCTGGAGCATCTCCGCGATCGGGTCCGGCCCGGTCTGGTGCTGCAGCGCGCGCCCGACGTTCGAGAGGATCGTCGCGATCCCCCAGCGCACCTTGTCGCCGACGCCGAGGCCGTCCATGTACGAGTTGCGATTGAACTTCCAGCTCTCGATCTGCTTGCGGTCCGCGTCGACCTGCGCGGTGTTCGTCGCGTAGATCTTGTCCCACTGCTCCTGCTCGGTCTTGCGCGCGGCCGCGTTCGCCGCAACGGTCTCGTCGGCCTTCCGGTAGGCCTCGCCCTCCAGCGCGTTCGTCGACTTCTGGGCTTCGACGTTCGCCTGGATCGCCGCGTTCTGCGCCTGCTCGGTGCCGGCCTCGCGCTGCTCCAGCGCGCCCATCCGCTGGTCGAAGGTCTGCGGCCGGCCCGGCGCCGGCGCCGGCGCGCGCGCCGCGGCCCCTGGCGGTGAGCCCGGCGGAGCGGCACCCTGCCCCCGGCCGAACGCGCTCGCGGGCACCTGGTAGTCCGGCGTTGCTCCCGAGGCCGGAGAGGTCGCCGCCGGCTGGCCCTGCATGCTCGGCAGCGAGGTCGGGGCCTGCGGGAGCTCTGGCGGTGGCGGCGCGCTCGTATCCGGCGGCGGAGTCCAGCCCATGCCCTGCACGATCGACGGCGGCAGAGCGCTGAAGTCCGGGCCATCCGGCGGCATCGGAACCGGCATGGCCTGCGTGGGATCGGCGGCCGGTGACCAGCCGAGACCCTGGTACACCGCCGGCGGCAGCTGTCCGGGGTCCGCCATCAGGCCCCGATCCCGGTGCCGCCAGTGACGTCGCCGCTGCTGTAGACGTTCGCCGGTCCGGCCGGGTTCTGCCCGCTGCGAGCGTTCTGCGCGAGCACCTGACCGGCCGCCGAGATCCCGGCGCCGAGCAGCGCGTCGTTCCGCTGCTGGCCGTACTGCGCCGCCGCGGCCTGCGCCCCCATCTGGCCACCGTTCATCGCGTTCAGCTGCTGCAGTAGCGCCATGTAGTTCCCGCTGTTAAGCTGGTTGTTCGCCAGCTGGTAGTTCGCGTTCGCGTTCGCCGCGTTGAAGTCGCCGGCGCGTCCTGCGCTGCCGACCTGCCCCATCAGGCCCTGCGCGTTCAGCTGGTCCTGAAGCGCCGCCTGCTGCCCCATGCCCGCCGCGGTCGAGCCGAGCGCCGCGCTCTGGTTGGCCGCGTTGCGGTACGCCAGCGCCGCGTTCCCGCCGCGGGCCATGCGTGCCTGCGCCTGCTGGGCGGCCAGCGCGTTCGCATACTGGCGCTGCGCCGCAAGCTCGCCGGCGCCCTGCTGCTGGCCGCTCGCGATGCCTTGGAGCTGCCCCATCTGCTGGAGCTGCGCGCGGCGGAACGGGTCGTCGCCCATCTGGAGCTGCGGCGCCTGGTTGCTCGTGATCCCGCCCTGGCCGTAGCCCTGGTTGATGAGCTGCAGGATCTGATCGCGGTCCTGGTACTGCGGTTTCGGCTGGTCGTCGCCGCCGCCGAACAGGCCGGCGATGCCACCGACGACGCCACCGATCGCAGCCCCGTACGGACCGGCGACCGAGCCAAGTGCCGCGCCGGACGCGGCGCCCTTTCCTGCTCCGCCCCAGTTCACCATCGTCGTGCTCCTTGCTGGGTGTTCATGCTTGCCTCGCCGCGCCGACCTTGAAGTCCGTCCCGATGCCGCCGCCGATGAGCAGCAGCTCGGAGAGCTCGAAGCTCGCGCCGAAGTCGCCGTCGGCTTCGAGGTCACCGATCAGGAACGAGATCGCCTGCGAGCGCTTGTTGATGTGGATGCGCCGCTGGTAGCGCGTCGTCCCGCCACCCGGCCCGCCATAGTCCCCGACGCCGTAGAGCCCGACGCCGTAGAGCGATGGGTTGTAGTCTGCGTTGACGTTGCTCTGGATCTCGGGGCTGTAGGCGTCGTTGTAGTCGAGCCGCCACCGGACGGTGAGGGTGTGCTTGGAGATGAACCGGCCGAGGAAGTACGCGTAGAGCACGCGCTGCCAGCCCTGGAGGTAGGATGCGAAGTGAATCCAGGCGGTCTCGATCTTCAGCTGGATGTGGAGCTCGTCGTCCTTGTAGATGCCCGGCGTCTCGACGAACACCCGCGAATCGGTGCGCAGGTAGTAGTAAAGGCCGTCGAGGACGAGCGCATCGAGGCCCTCGTGATTCGTCCACGTGGCCCACGCGTTGCGGTTGTAGTCCCACATCAGCGTGCGCCCACTGTCGGTCAGGCAGATCACCCGCTGCGAGGTCGTGATCAGCGTCGTTCGCACGACGTTCTGCCCGTCGTACTTCTGGACGTCGTTGCCGATGTTGACGATCTGTCGCGTGCGCGCGAGCAGCATGATCCCCTTCTGGCTCTTGAACACGAGCCCGACCGGCGAGGCTCCGACGCTCGGCGCGGACACGCAGCCCACGTCGGTGGTCACAAGCTCGATGGCCGTGAACGCGTTCGCCGAGGGGTCGACGCTGGGGTCCGCGAGCGGGCCGGGGCCGCCGAAGATGAACACGGCTGTTTGGCCGAACACGATCACGGTGTCGTCCATCGGACCGATCGCCGCGATATCGCCGCCGATCGAGTCCTTCACGAGCGAGAGGTCGATCGGCGCCTCGAGCGCGGTGTCGTCGGCGCGCTGCTGCGAGTGCCTGACCATGTTCGGGTCGGTCGGGTCGGTCCAGAAAAGGCGACCCTTCGCGGCCGCGATGACGCCGCCCGCCCATGGCGACGGGTTGTTGCTGAGGATCCCGCCATTGGTGTAGAGCGGCTCGCGAGTCTTCACCGTCGCGTCGTCGAGCGAGTCGGTGAACGTCACGGCGTCCACGGTCACATCGTTGAGGACGAACCGATTCGCGCCGGTCGTCACGCTCGGATCATTGCTGGTCACGCGGAACAGCTCGAGCGTGGTGTCGGTTCCCGTCGCGCCCTGTTCCGACCGCGCGACGCAGATCCGCGCGTTCGCGAACCGCGTGAGCCGGCAGGTCGGGATCGTCATTGTGAACGACTTCGGCCCGCCGCTCATCACCACGTCGATCTTCGCGCTCACCGCGCCGCGGTGGAGCTCCCCCTGCGCGTCGGGCACCTCGTACCAGAAGGCATAGACGTAAGTCCCGTTCACGATGCTGCCGGCGCCGTCGATCGTCACGACCGAGGCCAGCGCGACCGGCGCCCCGGCGGTGTCGTACCCGAGGTCGGGCGCGCAGTGGAAGTCGGCCTCCCGCCACTGCTCGCCGTCGTACATCTGCGGCGCCGCGCTGCCGAGGTACAGGCCTCGCCCGAGCTGCGCGGTCGGGTACGCCGGCCGCATGTTGAGCGTCGCGAGCTTGAGCCCCTGCTCGCTGAACTGGTCGCCATTCTGCGAGCTCAGCTGGATCCGGTAGGGCAGGCAGACCGCGTGCGAGCGCGAGTAGACCTCGGTGTCGGCCTGGCCGATCGGGGTCACGGACGGCAAGTGCTGCGTCCAGGCCCGCGTTCCCGCGCCGGTCGTGCGCATGTTCGAGCCGGCCGCTTCGCCGGGCATGAGCCGGGCGACGATCGTGTTGCTCGGGGAGTTGATCCCGCTGTCATCGCTGAGCCGCAGCGCGGCGACGTAGGGGAAGAACCGCACCGTGTGCGCGACCATCACGTAGGCGTCGCCGTCGACCTTCGACCCGTCGACCGTGGCGCCGTCGTGCCAGGCGCGCGAGACGAGCCCATGCCCGCGCAGCGTCGTGAACGCCGCGTCCAGCGTGGTCGCGGTCTGCAGCGCGGCGCCGCTGGTCACGGTGGTCAGGTCCGAGCGCGCCGCGGTGACCTCGGCCGCCCAGTAGAGCACCGCGTGCCCATCGCTGCCGGCGCCGCCGAACGTGACCGCGATCCGGCTCGCGTTCGCGCCGATGCTCGCAAGCGTGTTCGTGCGGACCGGGGCCAGCGTCGCGCCGGCCAGCATCGTCATCGTGATCGTGGTCGCGGCGCCGGGCCAGACTACGCCGGCGATGACGCCGATCGGCTCCCACGCGATGGCGATCGGCCCGGCCACGATGGCGGCCGGGAAATTGGCGGTCGACGGCACCCCGTAGAGCGGTGTCCCGAGAACACCGGCGCCGACGATATAGCCGACCCGGAACCCGCCGCCGGCGGTGACCCATGCGATCAGGGCGGGCCGGGTGTCGAACACGCCGGCCGGCCCGTTCACCGCCGGGCAGGCATCGTAGAACGGCAGCGCGACGTTCAGATCCGCCGTGAGGATGGACACGGCCGGCGCCGACGCCGGGTGCTGCGGGCTGATGAGCGCGATCTGGATCGTCCCGAGGTCCTCGCGGGTCCACAGGACCGCCAGGTTGTCGCCCGCCGCCACGCAGCGCGGGTTGCGCGCGAGCGCCGCGGCGTCGAGCTGGAGCTGCGCGAGCAGCTGCCGGCCGGTGGCGGCCTCCTCCACCGTGCACCAGACCCCGCCGCGGCTGTCCTCCCACGCCACGACCCGGACCCCGAGCCGTTCCGCGATGTCGGGCTGCGTCTGGGCGCTACCGCTGCGCGCGATCGGCCGCGTCGTGCAGGTCGTCGCCGCGACCTCCCCGGTGTCGGCCCACGTGTCGTCGCTCGGCCGGTACGAGTAACAGCGCTTGTCGGTGAAGACCAGGACCTCGCCGTCGCGCTCGGCGAGCCCGCGGGCGTTCGCCACCAGCCCACCGCCGTCCTGAATCTCGGTGCTCAGCGCGCGGTAGCCGCTTCGCTTCGAGATCGTGAACAACTTCGTGAAGACGCCGTTCTGGACGTCCAGTAGCTTCGTCGTCGGGACTTGCTTGCTGTCGGTCCTCGTGTCGACGCCACCGCCGAACTGCGTCGCGAGAGCGCCCTTGTTCAACGCCAGCGGAACAGGGCCGCGCGAGCGGATGGGCGCGAAACCTGGTGCGCGGTCATCGGGGGCCCGGAGAGCATCTGGGCCAGCATAGGGCAGCGCGCGCCGATTGTGAAGCGCCTTACGATTCGGAGCCCGCTATCCCAGGACTTGGGCCCGCTGCCGGACCAGCGTGAAGCTCGGCGATCCGGTGTCGTTGGTTGTGGTCGCCTTGCAGAAATGCGCGGCAGGTACGCGGAACATAATCGGAATCGTCTCCGACACGGTGAGCGCCAAGCCGATCGTGAGGGTCCCGGTGTTGGACACCGCCGCGGTCGCCACCTCGGTCGCCGGTGTCGAGCTCGAGTCGCACAGCAGATGGACCGTGCCGCCGGCGCCGCCGCTGATCGTGAGCGCAGCGTCGATCTTCACCACCAGGTAGAGCTCGGTGTCGTGGCTGGTGTCGAGCTGGATCGCCGAGCCGTTGAGCGCGAAGCTCGGTGTGCTGCTCGAGGTCACCAGCGCGCCGGGTCCGGTCGCGCCGGTGGCGCCCGTGGCTCCGGTCGAACCTGCTGCGCCAGTCGCGCCCGTCGGCCCCGCGCCGGCCGGGTTCACCTCCCATCGGTTCGAGCCGGATCCCGCGTACACGCCGTCGAGGAAGGTTGCCGGGGCGCTGTACAGGCTGCTCTGACCCATCGGAAACGACGAGGTGACCCAGCTGAAGATCACGAGGCTGCACGCGTCCGAGTCGCTCGGGTAGGTGTGCGTGATCACCGCCGGGTAGTCGTGCGAGCCGTCGTAGTGGTAGATCACCGGAAGCCCGGTGGTGCAGTCCGCGGCGGCGGGGCGCGCGGCGACGAGCAGGGCGAGGACGGTGATCAGCGAGGCAAGGGCATACTTCATGCGTGGCATCATGCCACAGGCGCGCGCCAGCGCTCGCTACTTCGTAGCCCAGGCGCGGACCCGGATCACCGCCGGTCCGGTGGGCACGGCAGCGCTCGGATCCCACCACACGATCACGTGCGACCGATCGTGGTGGAATTCGTAGTGCAGCCCGGGGCCCGTGCCATTGAAGTCGAGGATCGCATCGATCGACGGCTGCGGCGGCACAGGCGCGGGCGTGGGCTGGTTCGCGAATTGCCAGGACACCGCGATCCGCGGCTGCGGGGTGATCGGGTTCACGATCGAGATGTCCTGGCCCTCGGCCAGGAACCCGAAGTAGTGCGTCGCCCGGGGGTCGAGCGGGTTGTTGACGAGGCCTCCGACGGCCGGGTTGAGGTCGATTTCCTTGAAGTAGTCGTTGGACATGGGCGCGTAGTACCACGTCCGCCCGCGCGCAGGGTGACGCGCCGGCTACGCCTTGCGGTCGGTCAGCGCAGCCGTCAGGACTTCCGACACCTCGCGGCCGGCGCGGTCGACGATCTGCTCGAGCAGCCGCTCGAAGTCGCTGCGCAGCCCCGCCGCGGCCAGCATCCGGGCCTCGGGTGAGATCGCGAACACCTCGCGCGCGGCGCGGCGCATGACCTCGGCGACGGCCACCGGCGACGGCAGCACGGCGTAGCGCGGGCCGGTGCCGGGCTGATGGTAGGTCCTCGTCATCGGGTCGAAGTCGAAGTCGATCGGCGGAACAGGTCCGGTGTCGTTGAGGTCACGGCTAGACATCGGACCAGCGTACCTCAAGGAGGGTCGGCACGACGCCGTTGCTTCGTCCCTTCGCTAGCGGACCCGTCGCCGCGCCGACCGTTCCGGAGTGTCAGACAGGCGCACATCCTGCGCTGCTGTATAATGCCAATCTCACATAGACACACCGTTCGCACCTACCGAAAACGCGCAAACGTTGCATGTGCGCAACTGACCTATCCGAGGGTTTCCGCGTATTGGTGTTGCGCAGCGCGCGAATCAGGCGCCTATGCTTCAGACGCGCTCGATGCTTCCGGGCGCTGAAAGGTGCAATCGTGAAATCTTCGCTCTTTCGTGTAATTCTCCTGTGTAGCTCATGTGTGGTAGTGGGGTGTGCCGGCTCACCATCTGACGAGATGTCGTTTCCGATCCAGAACATCGGCCTTGACATCCAGATCCCCGGCAAGCTGCTCGGGGCAGCGTCCCAGGCCTCTGGCGTGCCGCCGCTCGGCGAGTCCATCGCGCCGATCTCTGGCTCCCCGGGCGACGGCGCGGCGGTGGTAACGCAGGTCGGGAACTGGTCCGGTGGCCCGGGCGCGGTGCGGTGGCACGGCGGGCAGTGGGCGATGCCGTACACGCTCTCGCCCGGCTCGGTGCTGCAGAACGTCTCGTGTGACGTCTGGAACCCCACCACGAGCGCGCCCGCGAACGTGCTCGTCGAGGTCGTGTCGAGCAACGGGCAGCTGCTCGGCTCGACGTCGCTGCCGTCCTCGACGTCCGTTGTGTTCCGGACCTGGCCGTTCGTCGGTACGCACGCGGTGAGCGACGGCGAGCAGCTCGTGCTGCGGCTCTCGCCCACGGACGCGACCACGGGCGCATGGACGACCGCGGCACAGGACGCGACGGTCATCGGGTGCGCGGTGAACGCGACGCACGCCGGGGCCGCCGGTGTTCTGCGGACCATGCAGATCTCTCCAGGCCTGGCTAACCAGATGCCCTGGTTCAACCAGATCGGCTCCGGTGGGGTTGTGGTCGGGCTGCCGCTGAACAATGGCGATCAGATCGTCGGGGTGCGGGCGCGCCTGCTCGATGTCCCGGGAATGACGTTCGGCCTCTCGCTGCAGAGCGTGACAGATGGCGTGATCTCCACGGTCGCGTCCGGGTCGACGAGTTCCGGTACAGGGGCAACGCAGACACTGTCCGCATCCGGTCTCTCAGTGAGAGTGGCCAGTGGAACAAACTATCAGGCTGCCATCGCGCGCATCACCGGGTCCGGGCTTTCCTCGGTCTATTGGATCGAGGCCGACATCCAGTGATCACGGGATGTCGAAGTCTACCGAGATCGACACGATCCGGGGATTGGCCGCTCCGCCAGAGACTACCTGCACGTGATAGGTCTGCGCTCCCGTGGGCTGGACATTAACCGCGCTTGCGGTTGCCTTGGCTGTGCCGGCATTGGCCATTGCACCACCCGGCACCGCCGTGAAGACCGCGCCCTGCGGATCTGCGTTGCCCGTGGCGTACAGCGTTGTCGATACCGTTCCAGCCCTGTCCGCGGCCGCGGAGTACCATGCTGTCACGTTCACGATGCGGGCATGCTGAGGCAGTTCCGGTAGAGGGAAATAGGCCGTGGTAGCGGCTCCGAGCACGGCTCCGGCGCCGGTCTGTAGCGCCCCCGCCGTGACCGCACCGCCCAGGATATTACCGGCGGTGACTACGCACATATACGGAGAGCACATGATCGATACTGTCTTCGTGCCGTGCTTGTAGCTTCCCGTCCCCGAGAGCACGATGCTCGAATTCGCCGCGAGCGTCGGATTGGTCGCGTCGGTGATTGCCCCGATGCCGTCCACGACGAGTAGCGTTGCCCCCGCCGGCAGCGCCGCCGGCATGGTCAGTGCATAGCTTGCCGCGAGCGCCGCCGGGCTCTTGAGCGTCACGCTGAAGTTCGGCACGCCCGCGGTCCCGTGGACCTTGTACTCGTAGAGCTGGAGGTCGGCCGCACGGAGCTTCGCGTACTGCCGGACCGCGACGCCCACCTCCTGCTGGAACAGGTACGCGGTGGTCGAGTCGTCGTAGCTCTCCAGCGCTCCGACGGCCTGGTAGTCGCCGCCGATCCCGCCGACGAACGCCGCAAAGTTCAGCGCGGCGCCGTTGGTGATCTTGACGTTCACGCTGCCGAACGTCCGGTAGTAGAGCTCGTTGTCCGCGCTGTTGAGGAAGAACGCGCCGGCCAGCGCGGTCACGTCGGACGCGAGCACGGGGAAGAAGTCGATCGCCTTGAGGTTGGTGATCGCGTGCTTCGTTCCGCCCGGGTCAACGAAGCTGATGTCCGAATCGATCTTCAGCGACGAGATCGACACCTGCGCGCCCGAACCGGCCGCGTGGTTGTGGGCGTCGATGACCCCGAAGACGGCGTCGAGGATCGCGTCCCAGGTATCGGCCGAGCCGTGGTCGGTCGGCAGAATCATTCCCATGTTCGGCGTCGGCATCGTCGTCTCCCTTCAGCTCCAGAACTCCACGATCCATCCGCCGGGCGCGCCATCGCCGCCCGCCCGCCCGCCGCCACCGCCCGCCGCTGCGCCACCCCCGCCGCCCCCCATCCCGGTCCCTGGGTTGCCCGCGGTCAGGCCGCCCACGGTCACACCGCCGGCCCCCATCTCGTGGCAGCCACCCGATCCCGAGATCCACATCGTGCCGTCGTGCATCTCGCCGTCGAGCCCCAGACCGGACGCGCGGCGCAGCACGCCGGAGACCCCCACGGCCGGCGCGCCGATCGCGGTGGTCGTCGGGTTCGTGTTCCCGTTGCCGGCCACGCCGACGATGCCCATCCCGCCGCCGCCGCCACTCGCCGTGTAGATCACCCCGTTGGCCGTGAGCGTCGAGGCCGCCCCGGTACCCCCGTTGCCGCCCGCCGAGGTCCCGCCGGCGCCGGCGCCCGTGCCGCCGACCCAGCTGTAGGTGGTCACGGCGAACGGCGTCCCGCCCGGCGTCCCGGCCATGCCCTCGACGATCTCGCCGGTCGAGCCGCCGGCTCCCGCCGCGATCCCCGCTCCGGTCGTCGCCCCGCCGCCGCCGCCGCCCTGGCCGGTGCCGCGGAACCGGATCGCTGCGGTCCCCGCCGGCAGGGTGCCCGAGCCCGAGCCGGTCAGCGGCGCCACGCCCAGCAGCCGGCCGCCGACCTGGTCGGCCATGGTGGCCTGCGTCGCGGCGATCGTCTTCTGTACCTGCTGCGCGGTCAGCTTCACGGCGTCAAGCGCGCGCTGCGTGTCGTCGTCGCTGACCCGGGGCAGGAGCATCGCGTGGCCCGGCGCGGGGCGCTGCGGCCGCTTCGCGCCCATCAGGACCAGTCATCTTCCCAGCCGGACCACGTGCGGTCTGGCCGCGGGCCGACGGGGTCGAGATAGAAGGCTTGCTCGGCGTCACGGTTTCCGGCGTCGGTTCGGAGCCCGGAGAGGGCCTCGGCGATCTTGACGTTGCCGGGCGACGGGTCGAGATCCGAGCGGATGAGCCCCTCGCGGTACGCGTAGGCCACCACGAGCAGCTCCTCACTCGGCACGTCGAACGTGAGCACCGTGGCGTCCGCGATGCTCGTGAACTGCGGCGGCAGCGGGATCCAGTAGATCTTGCCGGTCGCCGCCGGCGGGACCGGGACGAACACCAGGTTCGCCGCCTGCATCCGGTAGCGGAGCCGCGCGACCGTGGTCGCCGGCACCGCGCTCCATCGATACGCCGCTGAGAGATCGTGCGGCAGGCAGCGGCGGAACCGCACGCCATCCGAGCTCACGTCGAGGTGACGGAGCTCGTAGAAGTTGGGCGCGATCGTCGCCAGCGCGTAGGTGTCCGTGCCGGCGACGATCGCGAACGTGGCGGACAGCGTATAGTAGTCCTTCCACGCATTGACCATTGCCCGGTACCCGTGCAGCAGACCGTAGTTGATCGCCTGGAGCAGCACGTCGGGCGTGATGTCCGATGATCCCTCCCACGCGCCGAGCTGTTGCACGGCGAGCGAGAGCTGAGCATAGGACCGGGTGTAGGCCATCAGTACACCGGAACGTTCTTCTGGCCGACGATCGTGAACACCAGGAAGTCGGTGCTCAGCAGATCCACGACGGCTCCGGTCGTCGCGAGGTTGACGCCGAACGTGATGACCCGCGTGGTCGGGTTGTACTCGACGATGTATACGTCCTTCGCAGCCACCGCGCCGGTCGTCGACCACACGCGTCCATCGATGTCGAGAACAACGGGGACGCCGTCGCGCAGCTTCGCGGTGTACGCACCCACGCCCGAGCGCGTGATGTCGGCGGCGGTGAGCGAAACGTAGTTGTTCGACGCGTGCATAAAGCCGGAAGTCGCAGTCGCGCTGAAGGTCGTCGGGGCCCGGACCGGGGCCGCCGCGCCGGCGCCCTGGATCTTCGCGTAGAACGTGATCTGCTCACGTGGCATCGCGAATGCAATGTTTTCGCTTTCGTTCATGGCGTTCCCCTTACGGAAGGATGATCACGCAGTTGTAGCCCGGGGCCTTGCAGGAGAAGTTGTAGTACTCCCCGACGCGAGCCTCATAGGCGTCCGCGGCCTCGGACACCTTGATGATCGATCCCGCTCGCTTCTGCAGGAAGTTCGGCGCGGGCCCCGCCGAGAACATGCACCACGAGCTCCAGGTGAGCACGTAGATCCGCTTGAGCGGGCAGCAGCGGTCGGTGTAGAGCGTCAGGTCCTTGCCGTTGAGGTTGACGCTGAAGCCCTTGTAGCCGATGGTCGCGAGCTTCACGCCGTCGTAGCCGACGGCGGAGGTCATGATCCACTTGCCCTCCATCTGCTTGGTCAGCGTTCCGAACGTGACCGGGTTCAGCCAGACCACATCCGGATCGCCGCCGATGTTGTCGACCAGCGCGACCGCGTCGACCAGCAGGTTCGCGATCGACTGCCCGGCGAGACCGCTGATGCGCACGCCGCCGAGGAACTCGGTTTCCGACGTCCGATCGACGCCAAAGTACGTCGTCGCGCTCGGCGCAACGTCGGGCACCCAGTCCGCGAGGCCGGACGCCGACGTGAACGCGCCGGCGTTCGAGCCGTCGCCGTTGAGGTAGAGGAAATCGGTGTTCACCAGGGCCGCGATGCCCGCGGTCCCGTTGCCGGTCAGCACCAGCGCGCCCGTCGCGCGCGTGATCGACAGGATCGTGATGGTGCCGGCGCGCAGCACGGAACCGAGCGTCGCCGAAGCCTGCAGGACCTCGCCGGCGCGCACGCCCCACACGCTCGCGATGTCCAAGAACGTGATGTTCGGCGACGCGACGTTCGAGACGCCGTCGATCACCCCCACCTCGCCGTTTCCGGTTCGGAAGAACCGGAAATTCATATAATTGCCCTCGGCCTCGATCGCGTTATCGAACTCGTCGAAGGCGGACTCGAAGGCGTCTTCGTCGCCGGTCGCGGTCGCCTCGATGGCCTGGTTGTCGACGCGCGCGAGCCGGTAGTGCGCCGTGCGCTTGACGAGGAACGCCTTGTAGCTGGAGGTGTTGTTGTTCGCGTTGGTCACCGCGATGGTGAACGACGTCGAGCCGCCGCCGGGCAGCGCGGTCATGATGGGCTGAACCCACTCACGGCCACCGGCGTTGGTCTTCTTCTGAGATTTCGCTAACATCCCGGTGGCCTTGTTCTTCTGCATCGCCATGCGGGCGAGCTCGAACGGGGAGTAGTGCTCCTTGATCACCGGGTCGAGTACGGTCAGGTCGGTAGTAGCCATGGCTCAGGTCCTTGGGGTCAGGTGTTGGGCTGGTTTCCCGCTCGCGCGCGCAGCTTCGCCAGCGTCGCGGCCCGGCTCGAGCGCTTGTCGGGCAGCTCGGACGGGTCACGCGTGCTCGTCGGATCCGGCTTCGCTGCGGGCGTCGGTGCTGGACCTGGTGCACCACCTGGTGACGCGACTGCTGCGGGGGCTGGAGCTGCGGGCTTCGCTGGCTGTCCCGCCGGCGGGGTCGCCGGAGCAAGACGGGATTGGTGGCGAGAAGCGACCTTCGCGATCGCCTCCGCCTGGGATCGATAGAACTTCTCGGCGAACGCGGTGGCGGTCGCGAGGCTGGGCTTCATCTCCGACGGGACCGGCTTGCCGGGGTTCGCGTCGGCCCACGCGCGGGCCTGCTTGCCCTGCTCGCGCATGACCTCGTAGACGACGCGCTCGGGCTTCTGGCCGTTGGTCAGGTCGGCATCGTGCAGGAACGGGAACTGGTCCTTGGCCGCGGTGAGGCGCTCGCCGATCTGCGAGACGTACGCGGCCTCCTGCTGCGCGGCGGTCTGCTTGCCGCGCTCGGCCTCCGCGTCCTTGGCCTGCTTCGCTTCGCGCTCGCGGAGCGCGCGCTCGCGCTGATCGACGTCGCGGCTGTAGGTCGAGACGACGCGGGTCGCGCGGCGCGACTGCGCGCCGGCCATGTGCTCGCCGGGTACCCCGATGCCGAGGCCCTTGGGGCTGGCGCTCATCTCGGTGATGAGGTCAGCTACCGCGGTCTTGAGCTCGGTGGGATCGGTGATGCCGTAGGTGTCGGCGAGCCACGCGATCATCGCGTCGGCCGGCTTCTCGACCAGCGCGCGCCGGTCGGGCAGCAGCTTCTCGCGCTCGACCAGCGCGGCCTCGCGCGCGGCGAGCGCCGCCTCGCGCTCCGCGTGCTTCGGGTCGGGCCCGGCGGCCGCCGGCGCGGCAGCGGGATCGGCCGGCAGGGGCAGGTCCGGGAGGTCGGGCAGGCCCGGCGGCGGGGTGACCGGCGCGGCCGCGGGGGTCGGAGCGGCGACCGGCTGCTTGCTGGGCTCCGTCGTCGGGGCGGGCGCCGTGGCGGGGGCGGCCGCGGCCGGCGCGGGGGCCGGGGTCGCCGCGGGGGCGTGCTCCATCGGCACGAGGTCGTCGGCACCGCTGCCGGCGCCAACGCCGCCCTTGGCAGCGAGCTGCTGGAACAGCGCCCTGGACTTTCCGGTCCACACGCGCTGCCGGCGCGGGCCGGGCTCGGGGCCGGCGGCGGGGTCGTCCTCGCCTGGTGGGGTGCCGATCTTGGGCTCCGCCGGCGCACCATCCGCCTGCGCCGCTGCCTCGGCGGCGGCCGCCGCGCTGGCCACCTTGCCCGAGGGCGCGCTCTCGACGCTGGCCTCCGCGTTGTTGGAGGTCGGCTCGATCGCAGGCTCGTATCCGTCGAGGTCGTCGCTCATGAAACTCCTGGGGGTAGCGGCATCGGCATGCCGGCCGCGAGCTGAGAGGTCCCGCCGCCCATCGGATCAGGGAAGCCCGCGGGGCCCGGGGGACCCATCGGACCGGGCGGACCCATGCCGCCGGGGCCCATCGGGAGCCCTGCAGCGGGGCCCATCCCCGGGGGCCCTGCGCCCGGCGCCGGGGGGCCGCCGGTGGGGGCCTGCGCAGCGGCCTGCTGGGCCATCTGCTTCTCGAGGCCCTCGAGCTGCGTGAGGTACCACCTGTAGCGGCCGAGGTACCGATCGTCGGCGGCCTCGGCGAAGGCGTTGTCGTGCTCGCCCTTGATGATCTCCTTGGCGAGACCCGGCGGGG